TGCTGGGGCAGGGGTTGCCTTGGTTTAGATCCCACCTTCTACTTGTGGCAAGAAATCAGCATCGTCGTTGTCGCCGGTAGCAATAAGCAACAAACCGCGCAGATATTGTTTGACTGCGTAAGATTGTGCCGCCCCGGATGTTTGCGCGCCAGTTAACGGCAAGCTGACTATGCTTCCAGCTGGCTCAGTTTTCTGGCCGGACGAATGGCACATTGTTATATTAAATGTGAATGTCGCCCATGTTTTGTTATTAACCGGGAATGTATCCATCGACACACAGTTTGGGTTTATGTGCAAACCCTCTCCAGCGCAGATTGGCCGGCACATTTCCAAGAAATCATCGATGCTTGCAAAGTTATAGTTTTGGTGGGCGTTTTTTTCACCTTTTTCAAGCATCTTAATCTTATCCATAGCCGATGCTATGGCAGCGTTTATATCTTTAGTTTCCATCATTTCCCCTTAAAAACTCGGTCCCAGCTGGCGTGATTTGCCAGACAACCTCTTGCCGGTTTCGTTCATTCTTGGCTCGCGCGCCGCTATCTTCAGCAAGCCCCATGTTTTGCAGCTCAGTGAGCCGAGGCTTGACGCTGTAGATCCAAGCGCCCATTTTGTCAGCAACCTGACTACCAGTTAGGCCAGACGGGGCTGCGGCTAGGCTTTGCAAGGTTTTAAGCCGTAGTCCCGTTACTTTTGGTGCGATAAACTCAGCGGCCATCCGCTCAGTATCTTTGGCGTTTTTGTGAACCAGCGGTGGCCGGCTAAAATCAAGCTCTGGTTGTCCCATCATGCCGGGCTCCAAAAGAGCGGATCAGGAAACAGAATTACAAGCATGACGTAAATCATTGCCATCAGCGCAATGAACAAAACGGTGGCGAATATTTCGCGAATCCAATCAAGCATTGTCATGTGATACCCCATATCTTTCTGGCTTCTGCCAAGTAGGTTTCGGGTTCAGACCAGTAAATTGCAGACCAGTCCGGCGATACTAAGCCCAGCAGCTCTTCTTTATTGCTTGCCATGCGAAGCATATTCTCAGTGGTTTTGTGGTATTGCGTTGTGTCTCGGATAATGTCAGCCAGGAAATCGTTACGCAGCTCAGGCGCATTGTCCGGGGTAAAGATCCGATAATCTGTTGCGTTAGCGTACATAAGGAAAGGTGGCTGGTGACCGTTTAGCTGCCAGAAGCCGGCACATTGAAAGACATTGTTCATGTCAAACATACCGCTGAGCGAGCTGGGCAAACTGCCGGTTTGCCAGCCAGACTTTGACCTGGCACTTGGCCGTGACCATTTTGTTTTAAGATCACCGCGCCGGTTATAATCTGGTTTTGTGTGATAGGGCAGGGCAAGACCGGGAAAAGTATCAAGAAGCTCTATCTCGCCCAGGATGCGGTTGTCGCTTGCCATAGCTTCTTGCAAACCAAGCACCGCGTGTTCGGCAACTAGCGGCAGCTCTTCAAGATATTTTTCTTTCTTTGCCTCATCCAGATCATCGACGGGTTTGTATGATTGCAGCTGTTCGATGCCGGCATGAGTTGCCTCAGCCATGTCCAGGGTGTTCCCCTCGCTATCCATAACCAAACGCAAATCGCATACAGTTTGGACGGCTACACCGCTCATCATGTTGGCGCTACCGCGCCCGTCTTTTAATCTGTGCAGTGTGTCTTTGGCTAAAAGCTTGTCTTTGTCTGACGCGGTCTTGTCGCGCAGCGTGTCGTAGGCTTTATCAATCAAAGGCCGGACGTGCGTCTTTTCAAACAGGTTTTTAGCCCTGTCTTTGGATCTTTGATTGCTATGTGTGATTACATTGTGGCGCTTTGCCCACGCCGGTACGTCTTTTATCATTACACCCTATCCTCAACTGTGTAAGGATAAGGCGTATCAGCAACCGACGTATTACGTCAAGTCACTTATCGAGTATTATTTCCAAATTACGCAAATCAGGTCGTAAGATCATTGAAAGGACGGGGGTTGCCCAGACAAGCTTCTGGCCTCTTAATGTGCGGTCCAAATCGCCATTGTGCATTGTGTAGACGCCGCCAGGCTCTGGATACAAGACACCAGACACAAGATGCGTCTCAAAGCCCTGACAAGATTCATAAGGCTCTTCAAGGTAGGCAAAACAAGTGTGCCCCACAGCTTCATCGTGAACATATTTATTTGTTATTGGATCAAGCAGCACTGATTCTAGTGCTTTACCCCAATAGTTCCACGGCCCCGTGTATTCCTTGGCCACAGACCAATACACAATGCCGGTTTCATTTGGCCGGTAAGTATGGCTGTAGACTTTACCAAAATATTTTTCAGAGTATTTACGACCCACAACGCCATCAGCATCAATCGTACACATACCAATTATCGGCATTGGATGCGCCTCAAACATAATGTCAAAGGGGCTACAATTTAAAACCCGCGCATACTCTTCAGCGTGATTCAAAGTGAGGTTGATGTTACCCGATATGTGACGTGACACAGTTTCCGGGGTGTGACCAACAAGGGCGCCGACCTCTTTTTTAGTAAGCCCACTGGCTGCGATCTGTTTGTTTAAGTTGTTTGCCATGCGTGTCATAGTATCACCTTGTCCGTTTCCGTTAAAGACAGATTATTTAGATAAGATACTTTACGGATCGCGTCAAGTCATGTAGACGATTACGCATGATATTAGACACATTTCGCAGAAAAAGGGGCTGGTCATACAGCGAGCTGGCCCGTCAAGTAGATGCCAGCCATGCCACTGTTACAAGGCGCTGGTGCTTGCCAATGGGCCACAAAGACCGGCTGATACCCAACCCGGTATTTATGGATCGCATCATTTTACTGAGCAACGGAGAGGTCATGCCGAATGACTTTTATCTTCGGCGTGACTGAAGATGAGCTGCAAAAACAGGTTGCCAGCTGGCTACATTATGCGTTGCCGCCCGGTTGCATATTCCATCACAGCCCAAACGAGGGCACACGCCATGTGGCTTTTAAGATGAAGCTAAAGCTGATGGGCACTAAGTTTGGCTGGCCTGACCTTGAGATCTTTGTGCCAGGTGATGAAGCTGTGCATGGAATGAGCACGTCAGTCTTTATTGAGCTCAAGCGTATAAAGGGCGGCAAGCTCACGCCAAACCAAGAAGAGATGCGGAACCGGCTGTTGCTGGCCGGCTGTCACTGGGGTTTGGCTCGGTCTGTCGAACAGGTACGCGATATTTTAGAGCCCATCGTCAAGCTGAGGGCCGGCATATGATGCTTGATGGCGACGGTACATGGCATAGCCGTCTGCGTTGGGGCAGATGCCCTAAGTGCGATACCGCGCTGCCTAGTCGAAAAGGCGGTCTTATCGTGTGTAATACTTGCGGCCTGGGCATAGCGGTGAAGCCCTGCCGTGACTGTAAAGACGGAATGATACGCCAGCCAGACGGCGATGGCTGTGTGGAATGGACAAGCTGTTACATCTGCGATGGCAGGGGCTGGACATGAGGCAAAAGGACGATTGGTATCCAACACCGCCAGAAGCCACCCATGCGCTACTTAGCAATGAGCGGTTCGATAAGACTATCTGGGAGCCGGCAGCTGGTGATGGCGCCCTGGCTGAGTGCTGTGATCTGGCCGGTTACGAGGTCATAGCTACAGATCTAAATGATTATGGATATTGCCCAGCCGGCGTTGATTTTTTAATGGAACAGAGGCGCGCAGCTGATCATTTGATTACAAACCCGCCCTACAAGCTTGCTGAGGCGTTCATAAGCCATGCAATAGCACTAGGATGCACCAAACACGCTTGGTTGCTGCGACTGAGCTTCCTAGAGGGAATACAGCGATACTGGCGTTTGTTTGCCATGAATCCACCAGCAAAGATTTATGTGTTTAGCCGGCGATTGACGATTTGGCGCGGTGATCAAGAGGTGAGCGGCTCCGGCACGACTGCGTATGCCTGGTTTATATGGGAAGCAGATCATCACGATGACCCAGCGGTGAGGTGGATAGCATGACACATGATCAAGCAATGCAGCTGGCACGGGCTGAGTACCGCCGCGGCATCATGGATGGCATGGGCATAAACCTGATTGCCGAGGCTTGGAACATACCGCGTTACCAGGTTGAGCGGCACGGTGACGGATACGGTCTAATGAATGAGCGCTACTTACTGGCCGAGATGGCTAAGCAAATAATGGAGATGGATCTTGGATCAGACAGAGTGGCCTCAGAAGTGTGCGAGCTGCAATTCAACGCACGAAAAGATGTGGGGAACCTGGATAATCAACGGCGCCGGAAAGTTGCTGTGCGCTAACGATAAGTGTTGGCGCAAACAGGTAGAGGAAGAAAGGGGATTGACAGATGAAACGCCTATCATGTAGCTCTAAGTCTAAGAGGTCTTGGAAGTCTCAGAAGATCTCAGAAAACCCACAAATAAATTTTTTACTAACTAAGCAAGCTAAGCTCTGCAAAGCTCCGTATGTACAAGCTATAGATAGATCTAAGATAGATCCGATTGCTGAGCTTGAACGTAGAGTTATGAAAAAGCTTAGACCTAAGCTTAGCTTAGATAGCTTCAAGGAGCTGCAAAAAGCTCTCAATGCTATGTCTGCGATAGATCGAATTGATCATTTGCACACAATGCAGGACAAGCTTAATGGACGTGGCTAAGCTAAGCGAGCTGTTCATGGAAGCAGCTGAGACTGAACGCAAGCTTCCAGCTGCTATTCGCAGACAAAAGATGTGCGCGTGGCCTGACTATGTCATGGAATGGTCAGCTTATGGCTACAGTGCTTTTGAAGCGCCGAGGCTCAAAGCTACGCCAGATCA